ATATTCCTGACCATATGATGTACAAAGGCATTCGCTTTGATATCTACCACCACATAAGGACCGTGACGCGTGACATTAATATGCATAACGTTGCGCCACGGGGTCCGGGACTGGCACTGCACCGCACGGAACGAGGTGAAATCATTCTCACCCAGCAAACATTGCGCAGCCCGATGCATCCGTTCAGCGTCCAGCGGTTCGTAAAAATGGGTTACCCCTTTACTCAGTACCGCCGGGCGCAGCCGATGATTGTAGATGATGTAGCGATAACGGCGAGCCGTGGCGCTAAATCGGGCATGAAAATCATCAGGTACAGCTTTAACCCAACGCACGGCGATGTCACCAGGTAAATTCGCATTTACGCCCAACGTCCACGCAGCGTCTTTGCGCTGCGCGGTCGTTTCGAAATGCACAACCTGCCCGGTACCGTGTACACCGGCGTCAGTACGCCCGGCGCAGAAGACGGTGATGGGTTCGTTCGCCACCTGGGAGAGCGCCTTTTCCAGCTTCTCCTGCACACTGCGGACTTCATTCTGCCGTTGCCAGCCGTAATACCTACTGCCGTCGTACTCAATGCCCAGCGCAATTTTATAAACTGGCGGTTGTTGCTGGTCGGACATTAGTACAGATACTCCTGCACCAGTTTCTCGGCAATTTTTACTGCCATCAGCGCGCCGCCAAAGCGAACGTTATCGGCCACCGACCAGAACTGGACTTGCTCCGGCATACCGTAGTCATTACGTACGCAGCCAACAGAAAGATGCGGCGTACCAGAAGCATCCCCTACCTGAGTCGGGAATTCGTTCTCTTCAGAGAGCACAATATCTTCGCCCTGAGCAAACGCATCACGCGCTTCTTCTGCCGCCAGCGGACGCAGTGCTTCAAAGTTGACCATCTGGGCATGACCGTAGAATACCGGTGCCTGGACGACGCTTGCCGAAATCATCAGCCCTTCGTCCTGCAGGATTTTGCGTACTTCGTCAACGATACGACGTTCTTCACGCACGCTACCTTCGCTATCCGGCAGTAACGGCAGCATGTTGAACGCCAGCTGACGCCCGAAGAAATCTTCTTCGTCAATCGGAATGCCATTGAGTAATTTAGCACTCTGCCCCGCTAACGCATCGACCGCTTTTTTGCCCTGGGCGGAGGCTGAAATCAGGCTGGTAACGCTGATACGTGATAAACCGCCCTGATCAATTAGCGGTTTCAGTGCCGCCAGCAGCTGGCTGGTCAGACTGTCTGGTACGGCGATGACATTCCGGTTGCGGTAATCGGTCAGTACAAACGGGTTTACTTCCGGCACCACCAGCGGTACGTCGGGTTCGAGAGCAAACAATCCGCTGCTGTCGATCACCAGACAACCTGAGTTGGTCGCTTCTTCAACCCAGGCAGCGGTAGCCTCTTTGCCTGCGACAAAAAATGCCAGCTGCGCCTGCGTCCAGTCGAATTCAGCAGCATCCTGCACGGTGATTGTCTTACCACCAAAGCGCAGTTGTTCGCCTGCGCTTTCGTTACGTGCCAGTGCATAAATTTCCCCAACCGGGAACTGACGTTCAGCCAGCGTTTCAAGCAGGGCTTCGCCCACAGCGCCAGTTGCGCCCAGGACGGCAATGTTCCAGCCTTCAGACATGGTGGTTTACTCCAGAAATAGCAAAGCTCCCTGCCAATATTACAGCAGAGAGCATGAAGAAGAGATTAACGTGCCGGATGATGAACGGCGTTAAAACCCAGTTTACACAGCAATGATGCCGCGCTGGCGTCATCACAAATCACATACAGAGATGACCATTCACGGCGCTCAAGATAGTTTTTGCGCAGCTTATCGAACTCACCCGGTATTCCGGCGACTTTACGCAGCGGTGCGTCATCGCGGCGCACATCATACACCAAATGCACCAGCCTTTTTAGCGTCGGTTGATCGAGCGGACCATGCAGCGTAATGCGGCCAAACTCTGGCGCGGGCAGCAACGTATCCAGCGCAACGTGTTGTTCATGCCCAATAAACTTGCTATAGGCTTCAAACACTTGCGTAGTACCGCGTGCTTTACCTTCCAGGGTATAGCCTGCGATATGCGGTGTGCCGATATCCACTTTTTTCAGCAATTCCACGTTGAGTTCCGGTTCGCCTTCCCAGACATCCAGCACTACGCTTAACTTCTGGCCTTCGTTCAGACAGGTCAATAGGGCAGTATTATCGACGACTGCGCCACGGCAGGCGTTAATCAGAATCGCTCCTGGTTTCAGGCTACGGATCAGTTTTTCATCCGCCAGATGCAGCGTTTTGTACGGCCCGTCTTTGAAGAGTGGCGTATGGAAAGTCAGAATATCCGCATGCTGAACTAATTCATCCAGCGAGCGGAAATCCCCCTCATCCCCGCGGTCGGCGCGAGGCGGATCGCAAAGCAAGGTTGTAATCCCTAAAGTTTCCAGTCGCGCCTGTAAACGGCGACCAACGTTACCAACGCCCACGATCCCCACTGTACGGTCGTGCAGTGAAAATCCATCGCGTTCGGCAAGCATCAGCAGTGAGGAGAAAACATATTCCACCACCGCAATCGCATTACAGCCAGGTGCCGCGGAAAAACCAATTCCCGCCTGCTTTAACCACGCTTCATCGACATGGTCGGTCCCCGCGGTGGCAGTGCCAACAAATTTAATGGGTTTTCCTGCCAGCAAAGATTCATTCACTTTCGTGACCGAACGCACCATCAGCGCATCCGCGTCTGCCAGTTGAGCCACGGGGATTGGACGCCCGGGAACCGCGGTCACCTCACCCAAACGGCTAAATAAGTCGCGGGCATAAGGCATATTTTCATCAACAAGGATTTTTAACCCTTTTTCAGTCTCTGACAATCTAAGGCTCCTTTATTAACAAACGCCCATTTGCAAACTGCTGTTTAATCTGAAAAAACATTCATAATCATACAGATAACAACATAACCATTTAGACGGGCAATACTGAAAAATTGTTATTCAGTATCGCCCTTTAAGCCGTTTCAGGCTATATAAAATTAATCCCCCGTGGACACTGCGTGGACACTCACGCCACCTTTCAGCGGATTAAGGGCCACCGCATCCTGCAGGTAATCCGGTGCAAAATGTGCATATGCCATTGTTTGCTGAATGGTTGCGTGGCCAAGAATCTTCTGAAGCGCAATAATGTTTCCTCCGTTCATCACAAAATGGCTGGCGAACGTATGCCGCAGCACATGTGCAGCCTGGCCTTTTGGCAAATCGGGCTTAACTCTTTTCAGCGCCAAGCAGAATTCCCGGTACTTCACCTCAAACAAGCCGCCTGTTTCTCTGGTTTTGATCGCCTCACAAACTGCCTGCGAAATTGGCACTGTTCTCTTTCGGCCATTTTTGGTTTCAAGAAACGTTACACGGTTATGAACTATCTGTTCACCACGAAGCTTACAAGCTTCACTCCAGCGCGCCCCCGTGCTTAAACACAAAAGCGCAACACGCCAGTAATCGCCCTCCAGTGTATCGAGCAATAGCGCCACTTCCTTCTGGGACAGGAAAGCCATTTCTCGTGGAGATACATAAAGAATAGAAATTCCCCTTACCGGATGTTCTGCATCCCAGAGGCCTATTTTCTTCAGTACGGTAAACATTCCGGATAACCGATTCATGTATCTGTTAGCAGATGACGGTTTCAATCCATCAGCTATCTTTTGAGAACGCCACGCGATAATTTTTAGCTTATCAAGATCCACAGCCTGCATATCAGCGCCAAGCTCATTGATTATGTTGCGCAGTTGTTTTCGGTCTTCTTCCGCCTTACGCCTGTGCTGGCCATGATACATCCACCACAACTCAAGCAAATCATTTAGCGTTCGACGATCACGGTAGCCCTGTATATATTCCCGCTTTTCAGCGTTCGCCATGATGTAGCGTTCAGTGGCCACCGCTACCGATTTTTTGTCAAATACCTTACGCACGCGCTTTCCCTTGCGTCCGTTCGGCCTGATGTCCAGCAAATAACGACCATCTTCGAGCTTCTTAATCGACATTGCGAAGCCCTCCAATGAACCGCTCTACAATTTCTCCAGCCTCTTTCCAGCAATAATCAGACCAGACAAAAAGCAGGTCTAACCAGTTTTCTGGCCTCAGCGGGATAATTTTTGGATTGTTTTGGTTGAAACCTGATCGCCCTCCGAATCGCAGGAGCCATCAAGAGAGAGAGCCGGAGAAATCTGCCCAACCTCCGGCATCGTTTCATCTGTTGATAACCAGTAAGCGTATTTCTTAAATTTAGGATGTTTCGTAACCTTAAGTAAGGCCCCCTCTGTTACTTGCTTCCCTCTCGCCTCATAGTTAGTTACCGTTCCATAAGGTAGCCCAACACAATCCGCAAACTCCTGGCGGGTCATCCCTTCAGCTTCACGCATCAAGCGAAATTTTGCCCCAAGCCCAGATGCCACTTCAGACTCATCATCTACTAACGGAGTAGGCGAAACTTGCCCATTTTCAGCAGCCGAATGCCCAGTCATAAGCCAAAGCGCGTATTTCTTGAACCTTTCAACCTGTAAAACTCGCTCAACCAACTCTGCTCTGGCAGGTTGATGCCCGGTTTCATATTTCTGAATAGTATTGAGCGGAATTCCTGTAATATCAGAGAATTGACGTCTACTTAACTCCTCCGCCTCTCTCATCATCATGAGTCTTTGCGAATAGTCTATTGACACGTTTCTCATATGAGAAATATACTCCTTTCTAAATTGAGAAATGTTAAAACACCTCAATTGGCCTAAGTAAGCCTATATAAGCCATTTTGAGCCATTCGAACGAATTAGGGAGATTACCACAATGAGCGAATCAGAGCTTGGGGGCTTCATTCAGGTAGCACCATATCCACTTGAAGCGGTGCCATATCAACTATTCGCCAAGATGATCGGCCGCAAGGAATCCACAGTCAGAACCATGATTGATGCAGCAAAGCTACCGACAATTGACTTTGTGAAACCAGGTTCAGTAAAGACGCGTGCATCAGAAAACTGGGTATATCTGCCAGCATTTAACGAAGGCATGCGCAAAGCGTTTTTTGAGCAACCGAAAGAACGCCGCGATGCATGGTTGTTGTGGCTGGGGCTTTAGTCATAAATGACCAGCCATATCATCAGCGCCATTCTGACCCTTGTTTTTATTGAGATAGGCGTAATAGCGATCTATTTGTTTCGTAAGTTAACGGGACATGAAGAACGCTTTATTGAACTCAGCATTAAATATATCGCCGCTTATACCAAAGGGCTTTTCCCGGCAGCTATTGGGGCGATGCTTATAGCGTTTGTTATCTGGTTTATCGGGTGAGAAACCTGATAAACCACAACTACTGCAATGAGGGTAATTATGTGTGGCATGGACAAATTGGACCTTATGTTAATTGTAATACTATCAATTAACTTCGGTTACCTCTTAAGCGGCGTAATTCTCATGTGCGGAGGCAAACGAAAATGAACCAGCAGTCCGCAAAACGTGAAAACAATGCGATGCGATTTAATCGCAAATATTTTGAGTTTGGCCGCTATGCCGGAATAATTAAATCTGTACAGAGTCTTTAACATGAAACAGCAACGTAATTCACGCTTTCGTAATGGTGCTGAACGTCACGCTAACCGTTTCGCTACCAGTGCATCACGCAACAACATTCGCTACAGCCTGAGTGATACACACGCAACGCCGGATGGCTACCCAGTAAAACAAATCGGCGAGCATGCCTGGCTAATTGAGAAAGCTGGAATCGTGGTCCACAAATGCCCACGCAATCCGTTTACTGGAAACCGCATTTTTGCTCTAAGCAGCGGCGACAATCAGTTCGGGCAGGATTTCACATTATACGAAGCACTACGCACGGTTGATCGCCTGCTTCGCGGACAAAGTTTTATTAAACAGGCTGATTTATAACAGGTGCTTTATGACCAAAGACCATGCACAAGGTGTATTTATCCGTTTTATTGATTTTCGCGGTGAACTGTTATTACGCGCATCCGCTATTGATGGAGTGGCTCCGGCGGGTAAAAACGGAGCCGACGAAGCCACTTACGTTTATCTGAACGGCACGCGACTGCTTGTGGAACTTCCGTACCAGACCGTACGAGAAATCATTAGCAAAGCTGAAAAAGCGCGCCAGGCTAATGGCAATGAACCCTATATCGAAATTATTTGCATGGATTCAGAAGCTGAAATTCAGAAAGCAGATTAAAGGGTGTTGCAATGGACAAAGAATATAAAACACTCATCAACAAAGCACTTGAGCGTTTTTATTTTCGCTTAAGTGCATCAGGCGCTCATGCTGAACGTGCAGCCCGTGACTCATTGACCAGGGCAATCCGGAGTCTGTATGACGTGGCTTTTTACGCTGATGATCTGGATGCACTTAACGAACTTTCCGAGCTAATCTGTGCCGCAGAATGCGGGGAACATATTGAACCGTATAAGCTGGGGAATATCGCATGAGTATATTTATCTCATGGCTTGTTCTGATTATTTCTGTGGCCTGCGCCATTGGGATTATGCGAATTATTCATTCAGTAAAAAAGATTGAACGCTTTTTCACTGGCGAATAACAGAGCAAATAAAACCACAGGTTAAATAAGAAAATGTAAAAACAATCCGCATTCGCGGAGGTATTCGCATACGCCAAGGAGGCGTAATGGCAATTAAGCATTTTCCTGTCGTTCGTTTTACCTCCAGAGGACGTGAATACGAAGTCGACGAACGCCTGATTACCACAATCGACAAACACCGTTCAGAAAAGGATGCACATCACATCTATCTCACTGACGGCACTTACTTCTGCGCCACCAACGTGGTGCAGGTGAATCTTATCAGACAGGTACAGGAGTCACGCAGATGACCATTCTGGACTACATCGCTGCCAATCCGGGTTGTAGCGGTGGAGAAATCGCCGCAGCACTGAATACACCAACCACAGCCATTAATGCGGAGTTACGCCGACTCTGGCGCGTCGGCTTAGTCATCAGAACAAACCGCAGCACAGGTGGTCGCGCTCGCAAAACAGGAGGCCAGGCTTCTTACCACGTAAACCCGATGCCGTTCGGGTGCGGCAATCCACTTACCAACATGTTTAACCAGCTACTGAAGGAAGCCAGAGCATGAGCGCCATCAACCACCAGGAATTACGCGAACTGGCAACTGACCTTCAACGAATGGCAACGCATCAAAAATTACTGGCATTTCGCGCAATGCTCTCGCCGTCTGCTGTGCTGGCACTGCTGGATCAGCTGGAGCACGCCAGAACCACGGCTCCTGCCATTCGCCTCACGCTCCATCATGAAATCGCTGATTTCTGCGCAACGCTGGGGGCACCTGGCGAACCGGAAACGCCGGAAGCAATGCAGCAAGAGCTGCTGCAACGCATCGATAACGTTTTTGATTTTTTTCTGAACCAGTAAGAAACCAGAACATGCACACACAAAAAAACCGCTTGCCATGCCTCAATCGGTCAGGTTACATTTCCGCTGCACCTCATAAAACGGGTGCCGGGATTCTCAACCCGATACAGAGCAAAGCGCATAACCGCGCAAGCGGTTTTTTTGTGCGTACTGTATTGCCACGTCTTTTTCGCGTCAGAATTATGGCGGGGCGTACGGGGCCGACTTCGGTCGGGCCGGATTCTTTGCTCTCCGGTGTTGAGAACCCTGTACGTCTCGCCACCCCGAGATTCTCAACTCTGGATGGTGAGTTATTTCTATCACCGAGCAAAGAGGCCACACCATGGCAGACCGCAAACAGCACCGCGCTATCGCGGAGCGTCGTCACATCCAGACTGAAATCAACCGCAGACTTTCCCGCGCATCACGCGTCGCGCAAATCATGCACATCAATATGCTGCATGAGCGCAGCCACGCACTATCAAACATTTATTCCGCCTCTGTTTTCAGCTATCTGGCGGATGATCTGCACGAGCTTCAACAGCTCATCCAGCAGCAAAACAAACTCCATTAATTCCTGTTCCGGGCCTTTCCTGCACCTTGCGGCGGGAGGCCTTCGCACATCTGTAGTAAAGAGAATTGCAGCATGATTGACGCTCATGACTTCACAAGATGGGTGCGCACACAGGACACCCGTCTGGCTCCCGTTCTTCAGGGGTTATTTGATCTCTACATCCGTGGTCGTGACAACAGAGCACGCACCACAAAACCGGAGAATGCAGACACCCTTTATTTCACAGTAGACGACTGCTACCGCGTGGACTTCACACCACACGGGCTGGCGTTGCACTACCTGACACCACACGGAGAATCACTGCTGGCGTATTACGACTCCCCGGCCTCCGTATTTGCGGCAATGCTGGCGCATCGCACTGCTGGCGGGTGTGCCTCGCTGAGTGAATACACCGCTGAATTTAACCGCCTTTCTGCCCTCTTCTCGCAGGAGTGGCAGCGCGTGACGGGATACCAGCCATGAGTGAGTTTGCATGGAGCTGGAATGAACCACGACCAGCTATTGATCCGGCCAGATTTACGGAGCGCAGGCAGGAAACTGAAACCGACCTGCAACGCGCCATCCGTTACTACCTTGAGGCGGACAAAAGGGCACAGGAAGAACAGGAAGCGAAGGAAGAAGCCTTTTTCGCACAATCCGCCATGGGTAAAAAACTCATGGCATCCCTTGAGGAAGCCGGACAGCGTGAAAAGCTGGCACAGAGCATCATCAGTAAGCGCCGGGCAACAGAACAAGACCCGGTAGCCCGTGCCTTTGCCACACTGAAGGCGCTTCCCGTTTATCTGCGAGAACCTCTGAGCCGCCACCTCTCTTTCCTGCGCAAGAAGCAGGAAGCCGATCGTCAGAAAGGCAAAAAGAGCTGGCAGGCGGAACGCTATACACGCGGAACCCTGCGCAAAATATTCGAACGTCTGGATCGCACTGACGGGCGCTGGCTGACACCGGGTTATCGCTCCCTTGCCGGACGCGAACGCCTGGACGATTTGCTTTACCTGCCGCAGCTCAACAAACACCAGATACAGACGCTGGCCACCATGACGGCGGCGATGTTCAGCAGCACCTTCGAAAAACTCTGCGATGGCTTTGGCGCGACTGATGGCGAACTGACCATGGATGTAACGCTGAAAGCGTATCAGATGCTGGCCCGCATGGCGTTACACCTGCACGCCATGCCTCCACATTATGACGCACTGACAACAGACAAAGACCGGAGGAACGAACCGGACACGGAGCTGCTGCCGGGCGCAATCCTTCGCCTGACCTGTGCGGAATGGTGGAAACGCAAACTGTGGCTGTTACGTTGCGAGTGGAGAGAAGAACAACTCCGCGCCGCCTGTCTGGTTTCCAGAAAAACATCACCCTATCTGAGCCAGGACGCGTTAAGCGAGTTTCGCGCACAGCGCGAGAAAACACGCGATTTCCTGAAAAGTTTCATGCTGGAAAATGAAGACGGGTTCACGATTGATCTCGAGACGGTGTATTACGCGGGAGTAAGTAACCCGGTTCACCGTAAGGCAGAAATGATGGCCACCATGAAGGGGCTGGAACTTCTGGCCGAAGCCCGTGGCGACAGAGCGGTGTTTCTGACTGTCACCTGCCCGTCAAAATACCACGCAACAACGGAGAACGGTCATCCGAATCCCAAATGGAACGGGGCCACCATGCGCGACTCCAGCGATTACCTGGTTAACACCTTTTTTGCGGCGGTCCGCAAAAAACTGAACCGCGACGGCCTGCGCTGGTATGGCATCCGCACGGTGGAGCCTCACCATGACGGCACCGTGCACTGGCATATGATGGTCTTTGCTCATCCGGAAGAAATCGACAGCATCGTGGCCATCACCCGCGATATTGCCATTCAGGAAGACCGCCACGAGCTGGGCAATGATATTACTCCGCGCTTTAAGGTGGAGTACGTCGACGGCTCCAAAGGCACGCCAACCAGCTACATCGCCACCTACATCGGAAAAAACCTGGACAGCCGCGCCGTGGATGGAATCGATCCGAAAACGGGCAAACCACGCGTTGACCACGAAACCGGAAAATCAATGGCCGAGAGCGTGGAGCGCGCCATCGGCTGGGCGCGCCTTCATCGGGTCCGCCAGTTCCAGTTCTTTGGCATCCCCTCCCGTCAGGTGTGGCGTGAACTGCGCCGCCTTGCCAGCCAGATGGCACGCAACCCGGAAGGCCCGCAACGGCTGAAGGATGACGCAATGGATGCGGTACTCGCTGCCGCCGATGCCGGGTGTTTTGCCACCTACATTGAAAAACAGGGCGGCGTACTTGTTCCACGCAAAGACTACCTGATTCGCACCGCCTACGACCTCGCAGATGAGCTGAACGATTACGGTGAACAGAGCGTACAGATTTACGGGATCTGGTCGCCGCTCATTGGGGAGTCTTCCCGCGTATGCACGCATCCGGATAACTGGAAGCTGGTAAGACGCAAACCGGAAGCGGAAGACAGCGCCCGCGAAAATGGTTTTGACCTTCAGGGCGGCCCTGCCGCCCCTTGGACTCGTGGCAATAACTGTCCCCGTGCACAGGAAACGAACAACAACGGGACAGAACAGCCGGAAGAACGGCCAGCACCGTGGCCGCAGCTCCCTGACGGCGTTGAAGTGAACGAATGGATGCGCTCACTGAAACGGCACGAACGCCGGGCGCTGATGCGTTCGCTTCGTGACAAACAGGCAAAAAACAGCAGTGATGAAATGCAGAGCTGGACACAGAGCCGCAAACAGCAGCGGCCTTTGCCTGATAACCACGAGTTACTCGCTAAAGAATGGCGGGAGTCTGCTGAATCTCTCGGCCTGCATATCGGTGAACAGCAGATGCAGCACCTGTTACGGGGCGGCAGCCTGTACGTTGACGACAGCATCATTGCACCGCAGGGGTTTGAAATTGTACGCAAACCGGATACACGCCCGGACAGCCGAATCACGCAGCTCTGGCAGCGCCTGAGCCGCAATCACGGCGTAAGCAGCACGGAGATCCGCCATAACCCGGTCGCCAGCTATCTGGAACAGCTGGGGGCATCAGACCCCGAAGCCGCCGCACGCCTGGCATCCACACTTCAGCAGGACCAGAACACCATGAAAACCCCTGTTACCGTACTTTCTGACATGCTGCGCGCCATCCGTGACGCAGAGCACGCACAGAGAATCAGTGAAACCACTGAACGCGCCAGCCGCAAAGCAGACCTGCTGCGGGGTGGCCTGACCAGCGGAAACAAAAAACAGACAGAAACGGGACTCACGAATCCCGTAAATGAGCAAAAAACGCGCAGCGATATATGAAGCGCGCACAAAACAGGCAAAAACGGGATTTCAGAATCCCGTAAACGATTAATTAATCAACATAAGGAAAAGCGACATGAAAATTTGTATCGACGACGGCTCCACCAACATCAAGCTGGCATGGACTGAGAACGGCGAACGCCGCAACGCCATCAGCCCGAACAGCTTCAAGTCGGAATGGTCTGCGCCGTTCGGTGGCACGCAGCCCGCGAACTACATGCTTGATGGCGTGCGCTATGGTTTTGATCCGGTCAGCGATCGCTTTGTCCAGACGACCGACACGCAATACCAATACAGCGATGTGAATGTCATTGCCATTCATCACGCGCTGGTCAAATCAGGCATCACGCCACAGGAGGTGGATGTGGTTGTCACCCTGCCACTGAGCGAGTATTTCGACACAAACGCACAGCCGGACATGGCCAACATCAACCGCAAAAAAGCGAACGTTATGCGCCCGGTGGAGTACCAGAACGGCGAAGCATTCACTATCCGTAACGTGCGGGTTATGCCTGAATCCATTCCGGCTGGCTTTAAGGCACTGGCTGACATGAGTCCGTTTGAATCCCTGCTGATTGTGGATTTGGGCGGAACCACGCTGGATGTGGCAAAGGTTCAGGGGCAACTGGCAGGTATCAGCCAGGTGTTTTGCGATCCACACGTAGGCGTTTCTCTGATGGCCGATGCCGTACTGTCGGTGATGGCCACTAACGGTATGCGCACCAGTCACCACATCGCCAATACCATTATCGAACATCGCCATGATGAAGCCTGGCTGCGCCAGCACATCCACAATGACGCGCATTACGCCAGCCTGATGGCGGTTATTCGTGAAAAGGAAGAAACACTGAAACAACGCGTGATCCGCGCGCTGGCGGTTTTTTCGGGTTACGGGCGGGTGATGGTTGTCGGTGGCGGGGCGGAGATTGTGGCACCCGCTATCCGCGAAGCCTGCGGAGTTAATGCGACTTTCATCGCGGACGGGGTGCCACAGTTTGCTCTGGTTAATGGGCTGTACGCAATGGACAAGGAGTAAACCAATGACGACACCAACCAGACGGATAAGTTTCTATCTGAAGCCTGTGGCCGTCAAGAACGAAAGCGAAGCATGCGCCTGGCTGGACAGCCTTACACCAGAAGCCCGCAAAAGCGGCCAACGCGTGGCTTTTCTGGCCGGGCTGGCACTTCTGAAAATGAATCCAGCAGAGGCTTACCGACTGGCTGCATGGGCTGACGATGAGGCGTTATCAGTGACACAAACCAGGACAGAATGCCCCGCGTCACAGCCAGTATCAACCGCACAGATAACCAGTCAGATGGCCGGAAATATCCGGGCGTTATTTCCCGAATAACACAACATCAGGGCGCATCCGCCCTGATCTCCACCTCAGAACATAAACAAGGAGACCGACTTAATGAGCGAAATCAACTATCAGGCACTGCGTGAGTTAGCAAAACAGGCAACACAGGGCGAATGGGTCGCATTTATTTCGCCGGGCAAATACGGCACGTA